CGCATCCGCGAAACATACTCTTGTGTCAAATTCCCGCTCTCAGTATCGTTTAGGTGTCCAGAGGCGATCGTACGTTCGGCGCAGTTCCGCGTCCCCCACATGAAATGGAGCAAGCCCGGTGGACAGGTATCAGCTCTCCCTAGCTTGGCTGCTAGCGATATCCCAGACGGCTCTGCTATCATATGTCGTAATAACGCGCCGCTGTTCCACTTGGCGCTTGTTCTACTTAGCGCTGGTCGCGGGGTTCATCTGGTCGGTACTGATCTGGGACCTCAACTAATCAAAATCCTATCCAAGCTCGGCCCCGAGAACCTGACCCAGGAAGAAACCTATGCCGCGATCGACGACTGGCACGAAGAGCGCCTCCCGAAAGCCCGCAACAAAGACACACTTGCTGATAAAGTTGAATGTCTTAAAGTCTTTGCCGGGTTCGGATCTTCTCTTGGAGATGCTATCGCATATTGCGAGCATCTATTTTCTGGACAGGGGCCGATCCAGCTTCTCAGCGGTCACAAGGCAAAAGGTCTTGAATGGGACGTGGTGTTCCACCTTGATCCGTGGCGTATCCCCTCCAAATGGGCGCAGTCGCCGGAGGAGCAAGAGCAGGAAAAGAACCTGCTCTATGTAATCACAACCCGCGCCCGAGAAAAGCTCTTTACCATCGACGCAGCTAACATCGAGGAGAACGAAAGTGTCAATCTCTAACTCCATCATAGCCCACGCCGATGTCAAGGCCGCTATGGACCGCGCGCTGGAGAATGGGCGAGGGGTGCTTATCGACTGCTCATCTGAGGGTGAGGCTATATACACTCGCCAATGCTGCTACTCGTTTCGCAAGACCGACCGCCGAAAGAACCGGGAGATCTACGAGCTAGGCCATCCCCAGCACGGTGTCTCGGTCTACGACATACTCACATTCTACCCGGCGCTAACCGAGGACGACAAATGGTGCTGCGTGATCGAGGTAGCAAACGCAAACAGGTTCGTCGGCCGAATGAGGGATTTATGAAACGACCAGAAGATGAACTACATGCAAACTTCGACGAGGACGAGGCCATCGTGGACGCCATCCAAGACGCCCTCTGCAACTGCGACGGCATCGCCTCCGCTCGATACCTGCGGTATGCCCTGGCCAAGGCTGGGCTGAGGATAGTAAAGGACTTAACCAATGACCAATGAACGCAACGGAATGCCGTGGCCAAAGATCTACTCCACCACAACCCAAGACCGGCTCCTGATGACTCCCGAGGAGCGAACGGCCCTATGGGCCGAGTACAGGGAGTTTTGGCGCGGCTATGAAGGCCATTCCAATCCCACTCTCCAAGACGAGTGCCAGAAAGACTGGCAGGAAGAACGAGAAGGAACCACACGATGAACAGCTACGACGAAGAAATCAAGATCAATGGCAATATCTTCTCCTACCGCCGCCCTTACTCCGAGGGCCAGCGGATGACCCAGGCCGAAGCCAACATCCTCAATGGCCACTACCGGCGGAATATCCAAACCAACTTCTGCCGGATCATGGAGTCGATGACGGACCAAGCCACCCTCGACCAACTCCGCGATGCGTTCCACCACTACGTCTACAGCTACTCCTTGAACGGGGTGTCGGCGGTCGAAGTCGAGGCCAAGGCCATCGCGCTCGCGATCGTCAAGACCAGGATCAAAGCCAGCGGCGGGAACATCGGCAACTTCACCAAGGCCCAGCTCACCGCCGAGGCCGACAAAGTCCTTGTCTCTGCCATCCGGGACCAGATCTTCGACCAAGCCACGGCCCGGCTCCGGGTCATCTCTGCGGCCGCGCGTGGCACAGCCAATCTTATGGAGTAACCATGAACTACGCCGAGCTTTGGTTCCAGGCCCTAGCCTCTGACTTCGGGATCGTGGTCGAGACGAACGACCGCAACGGGCTTAGACAAGCCCTCTACCGGGCTCGAGTGGAAACCAAGAACCCTGCCCTCGATAACCTGAGCCTCATCCTCTCGCCAACCGATGAGGCTCAGGTTTGGATCATGAAGAAGCCAAAATGACCCGCCGCCCAGCCGACGAGCCACTCCGAAAGATCACGCTTGACATCTTCAAGAAGGACTACGAGTTCCTGCACCAAGCCTACCCTGAGGGTAAGGTCGCAACCGTGATCCGAGGCTTGATCCGAACCCATATCACTGAACTCGAACTGAAAGAGGAAGATTACGATGAATGACCTGGAAGAACTATTCAACCGCCAGCCGCCGTATGACGAGGAAAGCCGAAAGCGGGTGATCGCGGAGTTCCGAGCACACCGCGCGCGAGTGCTGACCGGAGAGAAGATCAAGAAGCCAGTTGGGCCGAAGGCCGACGTCGTCGAACTCACCATCGAGGGCGAGCCACTCCCAGCCACGGCAAAACCTGCCGCGATCAAGCTCAAGTTCTAGGAGCCAGACATGAAACCCACAGACCAACCTGGGTTCGACCGCATGACGCCGAACGAAATTCTCGCTTGGGTCGGCGGTCTCATTGGCCGCGTCGCCCCAAACAAAAGAGAACTGAAACGCTTGCTCAAGTCAGCCATCAAGACCTTAGACAGTGTTGCTCATTCAACATACACAGCAAGGCATGGTATAAAATGACCAAAACCCCGCGCCCAGCCTCAACCTACCGCGCAGCCCGTCGCAACGCCAGCAAAGCCAGGAGCATTCATTGGAAGCATCTCTCCCTCCCAACGTCATCCCAACCCCACGCGAAGGGCCGTCGCCGTTCATCCACGGAACCTCGATCCAATTCGCCTGGGACTCCACCTGCCTCGGAGCGTTGAAGAAATGCCCACGGTTCTACCAGCTCCAGATCATCGAAGGCTGGCGGCCGAAGGACACGAGCGTGCATCTAACCTTCGGTATCCTCTACACCGAGGCCCTTGAATACTACGACCTGCTGCGGGCCGAGGACTTCAACCATGAGCAAGCCCTGGACTCTGTGGTGAACCAAGTCTTGGAAAAGACCTGGGTCCCCGAGAGCGAAGGGGTCCGCGCGCACCGCTGGGAGCACGGCCCATACGACTCCAAGATAGGCAACAAGAACTTCTACAACCTGATCCGATCCGTGATCTGGTACCTCGAACAGTACAAAGACGATCCCTGCAAGGTCGTCATCGCCGAGGATGGAACCCCACTGGTCGAGCGAAGCTTTCGAATGGAACTCGACTTCGGGCCGCTGGTCGATAACAAAATCCGCTACATCATCTGCGGGCATCTCGACAAGGTTGTGGACTTCGTCGGGAGCCGGTTCACCATGGACCACAAAACCACCAAGACCACGATCTCCGACTACTACTTCGACCAGTACCATCCCAACAACCAGATGTCTCTCTACACCATCGCTGGCAAGGTCATCTTCGACTCCGAGATCAAGGGCGTCATCATCGACGCCGCGCAGATCGCTGTTGGCTTCACCCGCTTCGAACGCGGGCTCACCTACAGGTCCGAGGCCCAGATCCAAGAATGGCTCAACGACCTGTGCATCTGGCTCCAGCACGCCGAGAGCTACGCCATCCACAACTACTGGCCGCAGAACGACGTGGCCTGTTTCAACTGTGACTTCAACAAAGGACAGAGCAAGATCTGTGCGAAGGACCCATCGGTTCGACAGATGTTCCTTGAGTCCCATTTCACACAAGAGGACCCATGGAACCCTCTGAAAGTAAGGAACTAACTCATGCCTTCCCTCGACACCCTCGTGCAATCCACCGTCGCCAAGCTCCTCCTTATCGGCGACTCGGGCACTGGCAAGACCGGTTCGCTCGCGTCGCTGGTCAAGGCCGGATACGATCTTTTCCTACTCGACTACGACAACGGGTGGGAGTCCCTCGCAGCGGCAATCGGCCGTACCTGCCCTGAACGCCTCGGCTCGGTCCAGGTCATGACCCTCCGAGACAAGTTCAAGACCACGCCGAACGGCCCAGTCATCGACGGGATGCCCAAGGCATTCGCCGCCGGGATGAAGCTTCTCGACAAGTGGGAGGAGTTTGGGCCGCCCTCGAAGTGGGGTCCAACCCGGGTCTTGGTCCTTGACTCCCTGACCTTCTTCTGTGACGCCGCGTTCGCCTGGGCCGAGAGCATGAACCCCACTGCCAAGGACCGTCGCCAGATCTACGGCACAGCCCAGGGCGTGGTCGAGCAGGTGCTCCAGCTTCTGACCGGGTACGAGTTCAACACCAACGTAATCGTCACGGCCCACGTCCGTTACTTCGACCTGCCAGACGGGACCAAGCGAGGGTACCCAGTATCCATCGGCCAAGCCCTATCCCCGACCATCCCTCGATACTTCAACTCCTACGCCGCGTGCGTGACCCAGCCCGGCGGCAAGCGAACGATCCAAACCGCGTCCACCACCATGATCGACCTCAAGAACCCCAAGTCCTTCGACATGGCGAAATCTCTCCCAATCGAAACCGGCCTCGCGACGTTCTTCGAAACCCTCCGAGGCCAACCACAGGAGGCCCTCCCGGCACCAGCGCTCGCCAAGCCAACGCTTCTCACAATCAAACCCAAACGCTAAGGAACAACGCCAATGGCAAACTTCGAAGCAATCCTCAATATACCCAACAAAGACATCGAACGCCCAAAGCCCCTGCCTCCAGGAACGTACTACTGCGTCGTGCTGGGACAGCCCAAGTTCGACGTGTCGTCCCAGCAGAAAACCGAGTACGCCGAGTTCACCCTCGGTATCCTCGCTACCCACGAGGACGTCAACGCCGAGGACCTCAAGGTCGCCCTGAATGGAAAGCCCCTTACCGAAAAGACCATTCGGGCTACCTACTACCTCACCGAGGCCGCACGCTGGCGGCTGCGGGAGTTCCTTGACCATTGCGGAGTCGAGGAGGGAGACGATGACACGACCATCGGCCAGCGAATTGCTGCCGCCAGTGGTTGCCACGTCCTGGCCAACCTCAAGCACTCCCCGACGAAAACTGGGACTGCCGTTTACGCAGAACTCGCGTCGACGGCTGCGGTCCCGGCGTAATTGGGGCACTCGCCCTGATCCGTGAGGGGCGGAACCCCTCGTTTGGAGTACCACGAGTAACTGTCCCCGAGACAGTCTGACGCAGAGCCCCGAGGCTGGACTAACCACTCGGCCTTGGGGCACAACCAACGGAGAACCAACATGCACGGAACCCTACCGATCAGATACCACGACCTCAAGACCCCCGGCGAGCTCAAGCTGCGACAAGACGAGTTCGACGCGATCCTGAACTTCATTCGACAAGTCGATGAAGGAAAGATAATCGACGTGCCGAGCGGTGCAAAAACGGCACGCTTGTTATGCGAGACCCACAAAACCCCAGACTACTTCGACATGTCCGCTATAGTCCGGATCACAGACTGTGGGACCGCCGGTTGTGTGCTCGGCCACTGTGGGCCCAAAGCGCCGTCGCTCTACATGTTAGCCATGCATATCGGGGCATTTCGGTCTCTGTGCTTCGACAAATATTTCGGCGTAACCGTGAAGGACGCCCGCGATGCCACGCTCCGGTTCCTCCAAGGCCTACCAGCATGGGATGACTAATGACCAACATCCTAATCATCGGCGAAGCCTGGGGCGAGGCCGAGGAACACGCCCGAGCCCCCTTCGTCGGCGCGAGTGGATACGAACTCACGCGGATGCTCCAGCAAGCCGGGATCGCGCGTAGCAGCTGCTACCTCACCAATGTCTTGAACCTGCGGCCGCCAGGGAACAAGCTCGATCCCCTCTGTGGGCCGAAGATCGCGGGCATCCCAGGCTACCCCGCGATCATCAAAGGCAAGTACCTGCGAGGCGAATATGAACCCGAACTGGACCGTCTCAGAGACGAGCTCCTCGACGTCAATCCTAACCTCATCCTGGCTCTCGGGAATACTGCCCTCTGGGCAGTATGCGGTACTACGGGGATATCTAACCGTCGGGGGACGGTGTGTGCTTCTACACATTGTGTTACCGGATTTAAGGTCCTACCTGCTTACCATCCCGCTGCAATACTCCGACAGTGGGAACTCCGCGCCGTAACCGTCCTCGACTTCGCTAAGGCCAGGCGCGAGGCCGAGTTCCCAGAAGTCGTCCGCCCAGACCGTCAGGTCTGGATCGAACCAACCCTCGAAGATTTGGAGACCTTCTACAATGACTACATCCATGGATGTGAACGACTTTCTGTCGACATTGAAACCGCTGGTCGACAGATTACTTGCATCGGGTTCGCTCCCGACAAATCCATTTCCTTGGTCATCCCATTCACTGACTCGCGAAGAGCTAGAGGTAGCTATTGGCCTTCTCTCGACGATGAGCTCGTTGCTTGGGATTATGTGCGCCGATTTCTCAACACGCCTTCGCCAAAGGTCTTTCAAAACGGCGTCTATGACATCTCGTTCCTCTGGCGATCCTACGGAATAAAGGTCAGGAACCCAGAGCACGACACGATGCTCCTACACCACGCGCTGCAACCGGAGGCCCCGAAAGCCCTAGCATTCCTTGGCTCGGTCTACACGAACGAGGCGAGTTGGAAGCTGATGCGGCCGCGAGGGAAAACCACGATCAAGAAGGATGAATGATATGTGGAAACTTATAGTCACCATGGACCCAAGGTCAACCGACCCAGGAACGCCAAACATACAAATGTTCATATTCTCCTCTAAGAAGGCAAGAGATGAGGCCTTTGCCTGGATTGATGAAATGCCAGAGGCTAACTGCTTGTTAGTCGACGATCGCCCAGAGCTTTAAAATGAGGATCATCCAAACCGCCGACATAACCCCCAAGTCCTTCGAAACCGACACCGAGCGGCTCTGGGTCTACAACGGCCTGGACTGCTGCGTCACCATGGAGGTACTCGATGTCCTGCTCCCGCAACTCGACAACCAAACCAACTCCACCTACACCTTCTCCCGAGAGCTCCAAGGTCCCGCTCTTGATATGCGACTTCGAGGGGTCCTCATTGACGGAGACCGAAAGGCTCGGGTCATATCTGAGTTCATTGACCGAATTGACGACCTTGAGGACTCCCTGTCCTCAATCGCCTCCGAAGGCCTCGGGCTCTTTGGCTTCAACTGGCGCAGTAACCAACAACTCAAGGAGCTGTTCTATGAGCGACTCGGCATCCCCACCATCAAAAAGTACGGTGTCCCTACTGTCAATCGAGAGGCACTCGAAAAGATGGAAGCTTATTTTATCGCACGGCCTATCATTGCACATATCATTCAGCTCCGAGAGCTTGCTAAAAAGGTTGGAGTACTCCGGACCGAGATTGACCATGATGGTCGGATGCGAACAAGTTACAATATCGCTGGAACAACAACCGGGCGTTGGTCTAGCAGTTTCTCCGAGTTCGGAACCGGAACCAATCTCCAGAACATCGAAGAAACCCTCCGGACAATCTTCATCTCAGACCCCGGGATGAAGATGGGCTACCTGGACGCCGCGCAAGGCGAGAGCCGAGTGGTCGGGGCGATCGAATGGAACTTATTCAAAGATGGGAGATACCTCGATGCGTGCGAAAGCGGTGACCTTCACACTTCGGTTGCAAAGCTTTGCTGGCCGGAGCTGCCCTGGACAGGCAATCTTAAAGCTGATCGAATTCTTGCAGAGAGACCATTTTACAGACATTATGATTACCGTTACATGTGTAAGAAAATTGGACACGGAACTAACTACCTCGGAAAACCGTTCGCTATTAGCAAACAGGCTAAGATCGATCAGCGGATTATCGAGGAATTTCAACCTAAGTACTTTATGGCTTTCCCAGCGCACCAGCGATGGCACGGCTGGGTTGCCAACGCCATCCGAAGTACTGGACAGCTCACTTCCCTTACTGGCCGCAGGAGGCATTTCTTCGGCCGACGAGACGAGGACGAAACCCTCCGCCAAGCGGTCGCGTACGATCCGCAGGGTTCGCTCGGGGATATCCTGAACCGGGGGATGCTCAATGTCTACCGCGCGAACGACTGCCAGCTATTGATGCAAATCCATGACGCGATCTTAATCCAATATCCCGAGGAGCGAGAAGATGAAATCATCCCGAAGGTCCAGGCCCAGCTCAAGCAACGACTCGAACTCAGCCATGGACGTGAGCTTATCATGCCTTTTGATGTGAAAACCGGCTGGAACTGGGGTAATTATTCCAATGAAAATGAAGCCGGGCTTAAATCCTATTCTCCAGGCAAGGATCAACGGAAGCGGCCGAAGAAAGTGCACTTCCTGGATAGAAAGTTTCGTTGAATATACCGAGCCCCAGGACGCACCACAGATCTGGCGACAGTGGGTTGGGATAAGCACAGTCGCGGCCGCGCTCCAGCGGAAGGTTTGGGCTGTCTCTAACAAAGGCATCCTGTTTCCGAACCTGTATGTGTTCTTGGTAGGGTTCGCGGGCACCGGTAAATCCATAACCATGTCAGCGGGGGAGATCTTCCTCCGAGACATCGAGGGCGTCTACGTTGCGCCAACTTCGATGACAATGGCGTCGATGACGGACTGCCTCGCCGAGAGCGTATGCAAGTTCGTTCGACCGGGGCACGACCCCTCAGTCATCGAGTTCAACTCTCTCACCATTCTCGCGGACGAGCTCTCCGCGCTTATCCACAAATGGGACCTGGAGCTAATGGCAGGTCTTACCAAGATCTATGATGGAGCCAGCTATGCACAATTCCGACGAGGCGGAGATCTCCGAATTAAAATTGAACATCCCCAAATTAACTTCATTGCAGGAACAACTCCTTCAAACCTTCTTCAGTTTATGCCAGACGGAGCTTGGGAGCAAGGGTTCGCGAGCCGAACTATCATGGTATACTCCGGCGAACGACGAACAGCAGACATGTTCGCGGATTACGGCGAGATTTCGGGACAGCAAATTCTCCATAACAACCTCCTTCAAGACCTGCACTCGGTCTATTCGATGCATGGTCAGTTCAAAATTACTCAAGAGGCTGTTCAGGCGTTCCGACAGTGGATCGACGACAAGCTCAAGCCCGTCCCCCAGCACCCAAAGCTCGAGCATTACTGCTCTCGGCGAGCAAGCCATACATTGAAGCTCTGCCAAATCGCTAGTGCTGCGCGGTCCTCGGATATGATGATAACCAAGGAGGATTTCGAGACCGCGCGGAACTGGTTGCTGGGGGCGGAAATGACCATGCCAGAGATCTTCAAGGCTGGCTCGATCGGCGCGGACTCAAAGATCATGGACGAGGTGTTGCACTTTGTCTGGGGCCACTGGACCGAGCACGAGACTTGGATGGACGAGCACCAACTGGTTTACTTCATCCGCGCGCGGGTGATCAGCCAAGTGGTCCTGTCTACGATTGATATCATGGAACGGGATGGATCGTTGATATCTAGGATGAATGTAAAGACCGGCCGAAAGGAATATAGGCCCGGGATGAGAAGGGTTTTCTCGGGCTAAGGCCGCTTGCCCAGCTCCCGGGTCATCACGTCGACGATCCGCTCGATCCGCTTTTGGTTCGCCACGGTCTCTTGCTCGGTCACCGTGAGCCGGTTGTTGATCTCGGCAAGATGTGGTGACCCACGAATTTCTAGGGTCACCACTCGGCCTTCGAGCTTGACCATGTAGGCAGTCATGGTCAAGGCTCCCGCGCCAAGGGTTAGGACCTGGGCAACCAGGAAATAAACCAGGGTCTGGTTTTCACTGAGCCAAGACTTTAGCTCGCGAACCATCACACGATCCTAGAAGTCGTATCCACGATGCTCTGGACCTGTCGATACAGCACGTCGACCGCTGGGTTGAGATCGACCTCGTGCCTCATCACCGGGCCCCAATGGTTGCACAAGGTCCGGAGCCCAATGGCAGCGGTTTCGACCGCGAAGTCTGGGCAGAGCTTACAGGTTTCCTGGAACCGCTCGCCGTCGCCGGAGCCGTAGCAATCGAACTCGCCGTCGTTCGACTCAACGCCCTCACGGAAGATTTCGACGAACCCACGCGGGGAGTTGAGCCCGTTGAACAGCGTAAAGAGCCGGGTGATCTCGTCGTTGGTTGAGCGTAGGTTCCAGCTCTGTTGAAAGAGCCCGGCCTCGGCGGTGTCGGAGCTTGTGTTGCTCGCGCTCATGTCCCGGCCTTCGCAGTACCGGCCGCTTGACTCGCGCATGCCCAGGCCCATGAGAAAGGCGTAGAGATGCCGAAGCCTATCGCGGTCAGGATGGTTGTAATTCGACATCCCCGCCGCGACGAACTCCGGGTTGTACTCGTCGAAAACATCATGCCCGGCGTTGACCACGATCACCATGGCTTGTGCAGCCGGGTCCGACTCCAGGAGCTTCTGATGCGCTGTGCCCATAGCCACAGCCATGCCCTTGACATACCCCATCGGCGCGATGCCACGATCGGGCCAGTGGTAGGATGAGATGCCCGAGCGCGCGGCCAGGGCTTTGATCTCATTGATAGTTGAATCCATCAATGCCATATCACCTACTCCTTCTTCTCTTGGTTGAAGATCTTCCATACCTCAACCCGCGCAAGAGCGAGTCCTCCTCGGTCATCCAGAGGTTCCCGATCTTACTTGGGCGATCGTCGCCACGGAGGTAGTTTATCATGAACTCGCCAGTCTTGCCAAGCTGGGCAAAGCTGAGACCGGCAAAGATAGCAACGGTCAGCGCGGCGTCCTTGACCAGTTTCGCGGCCTTGTCCTTGTCCTTAATAACCACATCTGTAATGTCGCCCCAAACATCGGCCAAGTTCCTGAACCCGGTTCCTATGAGGCCCACCGAGGGGTTTCCGCCAGTGGCCATGTACCCAGCGATCTCTCTAACGCCCACCCCGAGCGAGAGCAGGTACTTGATAAGGTCCTTGAGCGCGATCTTGGCGAAGCTGTCGTCGTCATCGTGGGGCAGAGGCGAGGCAAGGGCTTCGAACACCGCTGGCATTATGACGTAGGCGACGATCCCACCGGCGATCCCTTTCCCAGCGTGCCGAATGCCAAACTTGGCGACGTTGCCGCCTACCTGCTTCATGATCGGGGCGGTCATGCTAAGGCCTTGTCTTATGTTACCCCCGCGAAACTCCTTATAGGTATCGGCGATCCGCCAAAGCAGCTCGGCGTTGCGGTTGGTCATGTGAACCATGAACCCAAAGACCGAGGTAAACCACCGGGCCAGGGCCCCACCACGCATGACGGCAGGTAGGTTCGTGACCGCCGTCGATCCATGTGCGCGGCGCACGGCACGGTCCGCCATATAGATCGCGTCACCCTCGATCCCATGCTCCTCCTTCTGCTGGCGATAAACCGCGAGCCACATTGGCACCGCCGAGAACAGATCCGACATTGCCACAGGCTGCGCCCCGATCCATTGGAGCGTCGCCCGTAGGCTTCTCTCTCCAAGTGCCGCGCGGTACCCGCCGCCAACCGTGTCCATCCAATGCCGCATCCGACGCTGGAGTTCCTCGGACTTCTCAAACGCCAAGGACCAATTCAACTCGCCATGAGGAAGCCGAGTGAATAGGTTCTTGGCAGCAAAGGCGTATTCCTTCATGAACTTAAGCGCCCCGGCCTCCTGCACGCTCTGAACAAACGCCGTCGGAGCGTGCTTGAGCACGGTTCCTGGGTTCAGCCCGATGACGCCAGAGATCGCGTTCTGCCTGAGCGTCTCCAAGAACGCCCCGGACTCATCATCGACATTGCTTTGGTTCGCGACGTCCTTGAGATAATCCTCCATCTGATCCACGACCTCCTCGCCGAAAGCCGAATGCTTCCGGATCGCGTCTCGGAGCTTGGTGTCAGAGAAGAACTTCCCGGCGTTGATAATCGCTTCCCGCATCTCGGTGTCGTAGATCATCTGCCGCATACGGGAGATGGTCAGGCGCAGGTCCAGGGAGACCACATAGACACCGCCGGTCCGCTTCTTGGTGTATCCGTTCGGCGTGGTCGCGCGGAAGAACTGTGGGGTCAGGTATCCCACAGACATGGCCGCTCGCTCATCGGCGGTCAGCGGCGAGCGAGTGTGATCCCGGATCAGCGGATTGTACCATCCTCGGAACGCCCCAAACTTGGTCTTGATCGAGCGCGCGACGATGTTCTCCGACGACGTCCCGGTCAGGCGCTGGTACATCCGGTCCGACGCTTCCTTGATCTCGTCGAAGATATCGCCTAGGCCCTGCGCGAACTTCCAGTCCTCCTTCGTCGCGACGGAATGGACCCAGAGCATAAGCGCGTCTGGCTCAACCATATAGCCCTCGGCGAACTGTTGAAGGTTCTCGTCGTTTCCGATGTTCGCCATCACCGCTCGGAAAAGCCGTCGGGTCATTGGAATGAGTTCCCCGGTCCTATCCAGCAGAAGCGGGTTCGGAACCTCCTCGTCCAGGTCAACCCCATCCTCATACAACGCCGCGACCTTCTTCGCGAAGTATTTCTCCCTATTCGCGAACCGATTAGCTGACTCGGCCAGCGGCCGAACGACGTATTGGTTGAACACGCCCCATGGGTTAAAGCGGTCCCAGCGGTTAGCGAAGGTTTCGAAGAATATATGCTTTGCTGTGAACGAGCGAAGTACGCGAAGGGTGGTGCCTTTCTCCTGGCCAAAGATCTTCGACGTTCCTCGTGGCTGCCGCTCGGCCACGGCCTTGCCAAAGTCCTCCAGGCTCTCGATCATCTCCTCTGTAATGACCCGCCTGTCCATCCTCTCGCCGAGCTTCTCGACCTGGAGTTCGAACCGGCCGACGTGGGCGAGTTGGCGAAGGCTCTCAGAGACCGCGAGGTATTCCTCCACGGTCATCTTCTCAAACGGGGTATTGAATGCGGCATTGAACAGCAAAGGACTCACGTCGAGCTCGAGCAACTGCCCTTGCTTCGTCTGGACAAATTTCTCCAAGCTGGTAGTAGTGGCCTTCGCCAAGTCCACTGGGCCGCGCTCAATCTCGCGCCCGAGCCGAACCATAATCGCATGGATCTGATCGGTGTATTCCTGGGACACGCCGCTGACTTCACGGTCGAAGAACCGCTTCAATAGCCGCTCGTTCGCCTTCATCTTCCGGAGTAGGGCCTTGCTCTCCGAGGCGAAGATTATCGACATCATCTGCTTCTGCTTTTGGATCAAAGCCTCCGTGGCCTTGCCAGCGAGCAGGAGCTCGAAGGCCGCGTTCCCAGCCTTCCCGGCGTCCTTGTTGAACGTGGCTATGTCTTGGGCTCGGGCGATCGCCATCTTAGCGAAGTAGACCCAGCCAGAGACCTTGATGGACTTGAGGGTCCAAGGCGGGGTGGTGTTCAGGCCGATGGACCCAGCCTTCATCGCCGCCGCGAGCAGCTCCTCGTACGTCTGCTCCATCACGGTCTCGGTGACGATGTCCTCACGGGCTTCTTGCAGCAGCTCCCGGCGCTCGACCTCGCCGTATTCCTTCATCATCCGCGCTTCGAACCGTTCTTTGATCAGCTTGTTCTTGTACGCGAGCATGGACAGCTTCTGCCGCGCGACCTGGAGCTGGACCAGCGCATCGACCATGGCTGCGCCGTCTTTGAACCCAAAGGGCTTGGCGAATACATCCGGCGGCATCCCCTTGAGGTTGTGCACGCCGCGCCCAAGGACGGTCTTGTCATCCTCAGACAGGTACTGCGTCCCCATCTTTGTGACAGAAACAGGCTTACCACCGATCAGCCCACGGCGGAAGTAGTCATCGGCGATGATGTCGCCGCGAGCGTTGACTTCCTTGGTAATCTCCTCGCGCACGCGGATGGCGTTGTCTTTCCATTCCTTGGACTTCTTGAATTGAACCCCTTTCTCGGCCCGTCGCTTGGCCATAGCCTCCATCGCGGCGCGGTTCTCGCGAATCTTCGTCATCAAGCGTTTGAACCCAGCCTGAGTCAGGCCCAAGGCCGAGCCCTTGGCGAACATCTCGAGTTCTTCGTTTTCGGTGGCGACGGAGAAGGCATGGGAAAAGGCCCCCTTGCTATAAAACCTCTCCGCGCCCTCCGTGGTCTGCTGTCGCGAGCCGATCTCGCCGGTTGCGACCTGCGTAAAGAGCTTGTCAACGGAGATGCCCTTTCCAAACATCAGCTCGAGCCGATCTTTGAACAATGTAAAGAGCCCTTTTAGCCGCCTAAAGATCGGAACTACCTCTGGTGCGGTCTTGCCCTTAATCCCATACTCCCGCTTCGCCCATTTCCGGAACTCCTCGGCGATAGCCTCTTCAATCCGTAGCCACTCTGGAGCCTCTGGATACTTTGTGCTTATGTTATGCTTAAACATCCAGTTCTCGTTCACGGCAGCGTGTTCCAGAACTGCCCATTCCTCTGCTGTGAAGAACCCAGTTCGAAGGTGGTGGATTACTTCATGGAGGAGGGTGCCAACCCTGTCGTAATCGCTAAGGGCGACGATGACATACGCATCAGCGATTGAGCGATGGCCAGAGTAGTAACCAGCAACATCGGCCGTCTCGCCAATACCTGCCCCTTTCCCAGCCGCCACGTCCACAACCCGAAGGGTTAGGCCAGGAGCGAATTGGTGAAGGAGCTTTGTAAGAGCACCGACGACTTCGCTTTCTTTTTGAGAGTAGAACTCGGCTGGCCGCCAAGTCACCTGCATAAAGTCTAGCTGCGCGGTCTGTTGCCCAGGAAGCGGGACCCCTTCTTCGACCGGGGTAACATCCTGCTCAGCGAGGCTGATGCTATAGAGAAACCTGCTCGCACCGACAGGGTCCCGGCGATACCGATCGAGTGGATAGAGCACCCACTCATGCTTCCCGACCTTGTCACGAGCCCCGGTCACACGCCAGCCACCGATATGGGTCGCGGTTGGGTAGTCCCGAGCGAGCTGACGGTAGATATCGGACGTGGTGTGGATGCCAAACACATTCGGCGATCCACGATCCTTCACGCTCGTCGACGCGCCGGGCTTGTAGCCGGTGATGCCAGCCAAGTACAGGACGTTCTTGGGAGTGAGTTGGACCGTCAGCTCCCCGATCTGCTGCCCAGCGTCGTTGGTTATGGTATAATTCGAAAATATCGGATCGTCAGGATGGTTAGGATCAGGCTCCTCTGAGACCTTCTCGATCGTCGCCTTCGGCCGAAGGACGTCAGCGAAGGTCATCGCGCCGATCTCGCGCATGGCGAGTTCTTCGATGGTTTGGATCTCGGCGTCGTTTCGGTGGGTTAGAGCAATGATCGACGGGTCGAAGATGACGTAGTTGGAGGTGCCCTCACCCTCCTGGTTGCGCGAACCCTTATCCAAATACTTGATCCCAGGCAACCCTGCCTCACGCATCTTCGCGGCAGCAGCCTTATCGCTCCCATACCATTGGCGTAGGGTCATTTTCAAATCTTCGCCATGCGCGCCGGACTCACCAGAAATTCCAATCTTCTCCAGGGCTGCCTTTACCTGCGGACTCTGCTTGTGCATGGGCTTGTCATAATCAAGGAACGCCTCCTTCGGCGCGCGAACACGGCCCTTGTAGAAGTGCCCTGGAAGGTGCTCTAGCTTTGGCACGTTGCCTCTTGCCACGGCGCGCCACACAGAATGATTAAACCCGTCTGGGTCCTGATCCATGGTTTTCAGGTCGCTAGCTTCGTCAAGAGCCTTCTCATAGCCATAGCGATCAACAAGGGCGGCGGCCCTATGAACTGGGTTATTGTAGTTAAACCTCTCCCCATTCACAGTAGCATCTTCCTGCACATAAGACCTGGCTACCTCAGGATGCTCCGCGACGTAAAGCCCATGTCCATAGGCCTGTGAGCCCTCCCCGGTTCCGATCTTGCTCGGATCGAGTTCCTTAAACTCCTGGCCCGAGCCATGATAAACATCAAACCCCTCATCAAACGCCTTCTTCCGTTCTTCGAATGCCTCGGCCTCGGCCAGGGTCATCCCACCTTTTCGGACCCGGATGTCCTTCTCTACCTCTTTCAGGACCTCTGGATCGCCCCGAGCCATCAAGGCCGCGAGCGGAACCTCGACGTCCCCTCCGGTCTGCCTCGCGACCGCGACCTGATGCACGATGTCAGAGACAAACCCGAGCTTGCCATCGTCCGGCTCTGGCTGCTCATCGGCGTAGAGCTTGTCTATGGCGTCGATCGAGAAGCTGATGGTGGTATTCCCTGCCCGCTGCCGACCGAAGGCCTCGCCTAGGTCTGGCGACAGCTCCCTGGTCTGGGAGGCTTGGGCCGCGTCCATCACGTCCTTAAGCTTCTTCGCGTCCTCCTTGGCCATGATGGCGTGGATTTGGTCCATGACCGGATCGGTGCCGGGCGGAGGCATGTCTCCGGACTCGATGTATTGCTTCAAGACCCGGGCGCGGTTTGCGAGGAGCTTCCCTGCGCCAGCAGCATGAGCCTTACGTGGCGAGAGGGCCTCGACGAAAGCTTGCATCAGCGCGGCCGAGGTAAAGCCAACCACAGCGTCGTCAGTCGACCCGGTCCACGTCCCGCGCTTGGGATCGTAGCCGACGATCTGGTTCGCGACGATGTTGCTGCCGACCTTCTGGCCGAAGGACTGGGTGCCTTCTTCCAGTGCCTGGGTAAGGATATTGGCCAGAGCCTTCTTCGGCCCGCCGCCAAGGTACTTGTCAAGGCGGTCCATGAAGTGGAGGATTGGCAGGGCCTCGCTCGTGCCTAGGAACGCGCCGTAGCCAGAGGAAATCAGCGCGTCCTTAAGGCTCGCACCGTTCTGGACCGCGTCGTCGAACTGGTCGACACTCTGCGAGACCGCGCCTAGCCCAGCGATGCCGAAGGCCGTGGGCACAACTGGGGTCCCACCTACCTTCACAGCGCGAAGTGTCATCCCGCCCAGGATGAACCCAACCATCGATCCGATCGCGCTGGGCATCGAGCTGGTCCAGAAATCCCCTTCGAAGTCTTTGTTCGACGGCGCGACGGTCTTTACCAGCTCGTCGATCATCTCGCCGACCATGTAGAAGGGATCGTCCTCGATCGGCTGGTCCGCGCGAGCCTGGAGAACCTTCTTCCGCTCGCCTACCTGCTCAGCGGTGAGATGGAGCTGGCCCCGGCGTAGGCGGAAGGCGGCAGCGGCAGCGGCAGAGTCATCGACCGGCGCGGCCTGTGGAAGCAGGGTGTCCACACCTTCCGCGCGCGAGATCGCCATCTGCTTCGACACCATCGCTACCTGCTTCGGCGCGGCAGAGATCAGCGAGCCCAGGCCCTGCGTAAGACTCCCAAGCGCAGACATGAACCGGTCCACTGGACGATCGAACTCGGGCGCGTGGCTAAGGAGCAGGTCCAGGACGTTGTGCCAATGGTCCAGGTTCTCGTAGTCGTCCTGGGCGATCGGGGCCGCCATAGGATGGGAGTTGATGAAGTCGGTCAGATGCGGCTTGTCGTCGACGTAGTCAGCGTTCTTCTGGGCCTTGAACTCGGGCTCGTACTGGTCGTAGTCCTCGTTGACGATCTCGGCAGGAAGGCCAAGGCCTGGGGCCATCTGCTGGGCCTTGGCCGCGCGTTCAGGCTTGGTTGAAGTTGCGTGGAGGATCTTCGACCGGGCTACCTCCCGATCCACGTCATTGAGATTGTCGAGTTCTTCGAGGGTCTTGTCGGTGTACTCGGCGCTATCAAGGAAGCTCATTTGGGACTTCCTTAAATTCCTGCTTCTTGTAGTAGATGTATCTGATCTCGGCGTCGGTCAGCGAGCGATTACGGCCCTTAGAGTAGCGATTGATGATCTCTTGCTTCGCCGCCTCCGGAACCGCGATCTCGAACCGCCGAGCCTTCGTGTCCCAGACAGTGCCGGGGCTTGTGATGACGGTCTGGCCCAGCCTCTTAGCCATCTCAACCACGTCCTTCTCGCCCGGCATCTTCTTGTTATCTTCCTTATAGGTATTGATCTCAATTTCCAACGCGCCGACGAATTGCAGATACTTCAACTGCGTGGATTGGCTACCACGATCAGGAAAGATCTTGTAGTAATCCATGATCCTCTTGGCCCAGCCAACGTACCGGCCAATGTCAGTGTAAGGCTCGGCCTTCCGTCCCTGCGCCAGCTGCTGCTTGTAGAGTTCGGTCTTTTGCTTCTCTGGGATCTTCTCACTCAGGATATCGACGTCGGCGAAGGCTTCCTTGTCCTGTGACGCCATCCCTACCAGCTCGCGATACCGCTTCAAGGCTTCGCCAGCGAGCGGGATGTCCGGGACCGGCTGTGCGACACGCCTCTGAATTTGTATCTTGTCCTTCGCGGGCAGGTCGTTATACGCGTCTCTAACTTCCTTTGGAGCGTTCGGCCCGTTGATCCCATCCATGTCGATGATCCGATCCTCGGGCTTCTTACCTTGCATGTAGTCGAACACAGTCTCCTTGTTCGTCGCCATCCGATCGTTGTAGATCTTCTTGGAAAGGTTCACCCCAGACTCGACCTTGGTAAGGAGCAGCCGCTGGGCATCAGCGTTGTTCGGATACTTCCTCTCGCCCACAGCCTTCGCCTCGGCGATCAGCTCTCCGAGCTTGAGCTTCTCGTCGGTCATGTCGTATTTCTTGAGGATATCCTGCGCGTCGAACGTAGTCTGCTTCGTCGCCATCTCGCGGTCGATCTTGGCCTGGATCGTGTCCCGGACCGTATTCTCAAGGCCGTCTTTGACAGTGTCAAACAGCTCGCTCGCTTGCTCGGGATTGGTCACAGCGAACTTCGGGATGGTTTCGAGATAGAACTCGTTATGCTGCTTCCGCAGGAAGTCGGTTCGGCCAGCTGGGAGCATTCCTTTCCTAGTCGCCAGCTCCAGCGACTCCCGCATGACCTTCTCGTACGCGTCGGAATAGGCTTCGGGGTCCCTAGGGTTCGCGCCCGAGCGAGCGATGTTGATCCGACCGATGGCAGCATCGTCCAGCGCCTTCCGCATCTGGGTCCCGGCCTTGTGACCGGCATTGACGATCGCGAACCCTACCTGCCGCATGATGGATTGGTCCACCAACCTGCGAGTGTCCAGGTTCGGGGCCTTGTCAAGAACCTCCTGCCGGATCTCCTTGATCCGTTGATGGAACCCAGGCAGAGCCTTGGTCGCGGCGTCGCCTTCGAGCAGGTCGAACTTGGAGTTCTCCTGCCCGATCTTGATCATCGCCTCGACATCGAGGTTCTTGCCGTCGATCTCGTTCTGCATCCGTTGGAGCGCCAGCGCGTTCTGCGCGAGCATGTCTCCAACCTTCGAGACTTCGCCGCCCAGGCCTTGCATCGCACGGCCAACACCTACCCCAGAAGCCTCCTCCACGGCCGCAGCCGCGCGAAGGTTCGGCGTGGCTATGCCACTCGGGCCGACCTCGGGAGCGGGATCATACGGGGTGCTGGCCATGGTTATCCTCAAATATCAAGGTAGTCGGAGCCGGAGTCAGAAGGAGCAAATTCCTTGTACCCTTCCACGCCCATCCTACCGAACTTCATCCATTTGTCAGAGACGCTCCCAGCGGTGCCGACGAGGGAGCCTAGGACATTCAGGCCGCCCGCAACCAAGGCGTTGGTGCCAGCGGATTTGTCAGCGCGTGACTCGGCCAGCGCGTTCTGTTCCTCGATCCCATAGCCGTAGGCCTTGCGCTGGGCGTTGGCTCGGATCATCTCTTGGTTCTTGATATTAGCCCAGCCTTGGCTCTCGCGAGTGGCAAGGGCCGAGCCAGTGTTCACGTCCAATCCTGCCCCGGACTGCTTCGTGAGGATGTTCGCGAGCTGGAACCGGTCTTTCAGACCTTGGTTCCGAGCCTGGATATCGCCGGAGGTTAGGGAGTAAGTGGCATTCTCGCGCGCGATCGCAGCGTTGTTCTTGGCCACGGCGGCCTTGTAGGAATAGGCGTTGTACGAGCCGACGGCGGCAACTCCTGCACCTGCGGCGGCGGTCACTCCACCTGCTACCGTCGCAGCGGTAGAGAGCGAAGCGATGGTGGCGGCGGACAGCCCGAGCGTGATCGGATCGCCGACCATGCGCTGGCGCAACCCCTCCCCTGAATACCGATCATTCCACATCTGTTCGCATCCTTACATATATGTCGAAATGGTCGAACTCGTAGAACCCGAGCCAGCCGAGCCAGCGCCGAGAGATCGAGTTGGTCGCCATCACGCAGCTTTGGAGCGGGCCAAACTCGGCCCTGGCCCAGGCAATGAACTTCCTGTTCTCGCGTAGGAACTCGATCTTGTGCCGCGCCAGGACTGGGGTCTTGATCATCCATAGTTCCGGCAGCTCCACCAGCATGTCAAACCGCAAGCCCCACACGCAAGCAACCTTGCCCTCAGCCACGCCACAGTAAGTGTACGGGCCCAGATGCTCCTGGAGCTGGCTGCGCGGATCAATCCCAAGCGCAGTAAAACGGGACATCTCCTCCTCGGACAGCCAAGGCAGGACCTCATCAACATCCCTAGCCTCCGCGAGTCGGATCATTTCCTATCCTCCACCTTGATCTCAGGGACGACGCCGAGGATCGTCACAGGCACTGGGCCGAGCTGGCGGATGTAGTACTGGCCGTTCTGATCGGTGATCGGGTCGATGATCTGGCGAGCGTCGATGGTTTCAAGAGCAAAAGGAATGGTTACTCCCTGGGCATTGACGCTTCCAGAGAAGTCCTTCATCGGGACCATCGTGGACAGCGTCCGCCCGAACTCGATTGCGATGGTGTCGGCAGCGCGGACGGTCACAGCGACGATCTTCTTCAACCGCCCGATCACGGTTGGTTCGCCAAGGTCCAGGATCAGGGTCTGGAGGATGCAAGCGTA